AGTGGTAAAATGGCTACAGAGTATTTTGATTTTCTTGGAGCAACTAAGTATTCTAAGATTACTCTTGCAAATAAAAATGTTATGGATATTGTTAGTGTAAAAGATAGTGATGGAAATGATTGGCATGAAGTAGGATTTTTAGCACAAGATACAGTATTTATAGAAACAGAGAATACTTCAGCTTCTGATCCAGAATTATCACAATATAATGATACATCACCTTATTTACTAAAACTTAAAAAGGTTGCTAGACGATTTACAAGATTTATAAATGGAAAAGATAAGACTGAAATAAGATTTGGAGCGGGTATTTCGGATAGTCCAGATGAAGAACTTGTTCCAAATCCAGATAATATTGGATCTTCACTTCCTGGAGGTGTAAATAACTTTGATACTGCATTTGATCCAGCAAATTTTCTAAATACAAAAACTTATGGACAAGCTCCATCAAATACTACATTAACAGTTATTTATTCTTATGGTGGTAGCACAGATGATAATGTAGCACAAGGTGAAGTTAGAAATATATCAGATATTTCCTTTACGATTGATGATAGTGCGCTTGATTCTAATGTAGTTGGAGTTTCTAAAAATTCTGTGGCAGTTACAAATGTGGAACCTGCAACAGGTGGTCAGAGTTCAGAGAGTTTAAGAGAGATGAAAGAAAATTCATTGGCATATTTTCAGGCTCAACAAAGGGCTGTAACAAAAGAAGATTATATAACTCGTATATATTCTATGCCACCTAAATTTGGAAATATAGCAAAAGCATATTTGGTACAAGATGAACAATTAGAAGCATCTACATATGCTGTTATGGAAAAAGTTAAAGGTGGAAATGTAAATAAATCAGGAATATTAGAGAAACCACTTAGTAAAGATCAGGAAGAACTATTAGCTAAGAAATCTGCTACTGCTACAAGGATATCCAATCCATTAGCGCTTAATGCGTATGTTCTTGGATACGATTCTACTAAAAGTTTAGTAAGACTTAATCAAGCAGTTAAGGAAAATATACAGACACATCTTGGACAATATAGAATGGTAACAGATGCGATTAATATTAAAGATGCATGGGTTATTAACATAGGAGTTACATTTAATATTTTAACTGCTAGAGGATTTAATAAGCATGAAGTTGTATTGAAATGTATAGAAAAAATTAAAGACTTTTTTGATATAGATAAGTGGCAAATTAACCAACCAATTATCGTTGCAGATTTAGTTTATCAATTATCGGTAGTTGATGGAATAGCTGCTACAGTTCCACCCAAAGAAAATAATCCAAACGGTCTTCCAATAGTAATAACTAATAAATGGAAGAAGGTAAATGGATATTCTGGTAACATTTATGATATAAATGAGGGTACAAAAAATGGAGTTATATATCCATCTGTAGACCCAAGTATTTTTGAATTGAAATATCCTAATACTGATATATTAGGAAAAGCTGATGGAGATATTTAATGCATTATTTTGAATTTGCCCAAAAAGACGCTACATTATATGAGGGTGCAGCTACTCAAAGTGTGAATACCGGCCTCGATGAAATTCTTGAAATAACAAAAGATATGAATGATGCTGCTACGGTAATAAATGTATCTAGAGTGTTAATAAAATTTGATTTGAGTTATATTTCATCATCAGTAAGTAGTGGTTTAATACCTTCTAATGCAAAATATTATTTAAACTTATATGATGCACATCCGCAAGAATTAATCACTTCAGAATCTTTATATGCATATCCAGTTAGTCAATCTTGGGATATGGGTATGGGTAGATTTAGCGATTCTCCGTGGACTCTTGAAGGAGTTAGTTGGAGATATAGAGATGGTTTTGTTGCGGGAACTCAATGGGTAAGTGCGAGTAATAATACTGGTGGAACTTGGCATAGTGGTAGTGGATATGTAGCATCACAATCTTTTGATCATGAGTCAAAAGATATGAGAATGAATGTTACTGAATTAGTTGATAAGTGGTTAACATCTACAGTACCAAATGAAGGATTTATATTAAAGAGGTCAGGAAATATAGGTAATAGTGATAGTACTTTGGATGAAGGTAATAGTATAAAATTTGGTAATTTTTCATTTTTCTCAAGGGATACTCACACAATATATCCACCAAAATTAGAAGTAGAATGGGACGATTCAAAATGGTCAACGGGGTCATTATCTTCATTATCAGCAACGGATGTAGAGAATTTATTAGTTTATATGAAGGGGTTAAGACCAGAATATAAGGAAGATTCTAAGGTTAGATTTAGAGTTGTTGGTAGAGAAAGATTTCCAACCGCAACTTATGATACCACACCATCTAATTTAGTAGTAAAATATCTACCAAGTGGAAGTAGTTATTATTCAATTAGGGATGCATATACAGAAGATGTTATTATTCCATTCGGTAGCGGTTCAAAAGTAAGTTGTGATTCAACTGGTAATTATTTTAATATGTGGTTAACTGGATTTCAACCAGAAAGAGATTATCGTATATTATTTAAAGTGGCGAGTGGAAGTGGTGTTGAAAAATTAGATCAATTTTTTGATAATAATTTTGAATTTAAAGTAGTAAGATAACATGCCTTATATAAAAGAACAGTTAGTAAATAGTCAATACTTTCAGGATATACTTTCAGCGAACAGAAGAGCGTTTGATAATCAAGTAGAGAGAGAATTCGCTGCTATGAAAGTAAGTGGATCGAGTGTTAATTCAACACCAACACTTAGAAATAGTGATGGTTCAGTAATTTTATTTGAAGATCCAGATTTTGGTGGAGGATTAAATAGACCTAATCAATTTATAGGAGTTCAACAAACAAGATCCATAATGAAAAAGAATATGATTGACTCTGTATTGAATAGAGATATAGAAGAATTGGGTATTTCTGCAGATCAAGGAAAGGGATTATCAGTATCAGAATTTTTTTCAGAATATGAAAGACTTAGAGATGATATTATAGGTTCAGGTTTAATTGATTCACATCAATATTTAGTTGAAGTTAGTCGTACTTATCTTTCAGGTGAAGAAGATTCTGAATTAGTTCAATTAAAAGACGATATGGTATCACAAATATCTGCACTTGAAGATGCACAGGACTCAGTAAAAGATTTAGCAAATCAGTTACAAAATGAAATTATTGCTACTCAAAATGCTAGAATTACATTAGAAGGTGGAACTCCACCAACTACACCAGCTACAGCAGATGATACAACTCTTTATAATGCTTATATTACAGAAAATGAAGGTGATTATGCAAATGAAATTCGTTCTTATACTTTTGATGAGTGGGTATATTTTGCAAAACCAAAAGCTGGAAAGGGTTGGGATAAGTTACGAGCAACACATCAACCAGCTAGTGATTGGCCAGATGTTGTTAATATAGAGTTTGTATCTGGTTATCCAAATAGATCAAATTATAGGTTTAGTACTTCTGCAAAAGGTGATGATTCACTTTCTTATAGATGGTATTGGAAACCAATTGGACAAGCGCAGGCACATCAAATAACCCAAGAAGATACAGGATGGGAAAATTGGGAAGAGAAAACTATATCATTGTTAGATCCAGAGTTAGATGTTCATGATGGAATATTAACTTGTAGAATTATGGATAGAAGTGGTAAATATTTTACATCACCAATAGAGATAAGAACTGATATACCAACTCAAGGAAGTCATCAATCCAGCTATGATGAGTATAAAAGAGATCAGTATGATCCGTAAATAATGGATGAATTATGTTAAAAAGAATACATGAAATAGATTTAGATTTAATTGAAAGTCCTATACAAGAATCTATTAAGGATTTTGGTAATGATAGAGATTTTGTAGAGCTACACGTTTATGACCCTAATGATAATTATCTAACTTCTACTATTATTGATGATTATAATGTTGATGATCAGGTTAAGTTGAAACCAGGAAATGATCTTAGAGAGCTCGGATTTACAGAAGGTAAGTTTAAAGTTATTTATAACTTTTTTAGAAGAAAGGGTGGGTCTGATAATACAGTTCTTTTGAATTCAGATAGTTTAATATATAAAGATAAATTTTATATGACCGATACTAATAAGATTTATGTTGGTGAACCACCAATTAAGGGTCAGGTAGTTGATCAACCAGTTGAACTCTTTGTTGAAGATGAAAAGTTTTGGATTCAAGAGATATCACCATCAAGACAAGAGATAAGAATTCAGCCTTTAGATATTAATGATATAGACTATCATAGAGAATTTGAACGTTTATCTATAACTTATGCGGAATATAGTCCAGTTGTAGATGATATTCACGGTACAATAGAATTAAGTAATCAAGTGGTAGGAACATCAGATTCTACTATACCACAGTCTGGTGTGGATAGAACTTTTCATACAACTTTAAGTGATTCAGATCAAGGATTTACGGAAGATATGGTTGGTGGTAAGCTTACTATAGAAAATGCATTTGTTATTAGTTATGAAGAAGTTAGAGAGTGGATTCCAAATCCAAACGTAGGAATATCAACAGAAGCACCTGCAGTTGATGTACCTTTACCTTCACCTCCTGATTGGGAAAAGGTAAGAAAAAAGAGAGGAAAGCGTGGTCGTAGGAAGTCGAGAAGGTTAAAAGATGTAGAGAAAGGAATTCCAAGTAGAAAGACTTCACCAAGAACAATTGAGATGGGTGATGATGGATTAGAGCCACCGAGTCCAGAAAGTACAGAAACTGCGTCTCCTTCTACAACACCAAGTGGTGGTGGTGGAGCGCCAGATAAAGACATTTTTATGACTGCAACGTATGAAGTTATATGGGAAACAACAGACATACCGCAATTTGCTGGAAGGGATGGTGAACCCGGCGGTGAACGCGGTGGACGTGGTGGACGCGGTGGAAGTTCAAAGAAAAGAATACCTAAACCTGCAGCTCGAAGGTCTATACCTAAAAAGACAACTCCAAAACGCGATAAAAGAAAAGTAGAAAAAGAGGAAGTTATAGTTGAAGTTGGTGGTAAATTTCCTGTTAAAGATATATTACCAGATGAAATTAAGAGGAAACGTTCAAGAGATATAAAACCAAGAGATTTCAAAAAACTTAAAAAACGTAGAAAATTAGTAAGAAAAAAGATAGATATACCAACTCCACCGAGTAAGATAGAACAGATTACTTATATTCCAGAATACAGACCATTTGTCAGTAAAATAACAAAAGTAATAAATAGAACAACTGTTGAAGTAGAAGATTCTTTTGCAGATAAAGCTAATGCAATTGGAAATAATGATGGTCCTTTCCAAGGTTCTGTAAGAGCAAAACAAACGTTTAGTGTTGAATATAAAACTGCTTCAAAAAAGAATTTAAATACACTTTTAAATTTTGGATCAAATCAACTTTCACTTGTAACAAATTGGAAATTAGATAAAGAAACAACTCCAGCGTGGCCACACTCATTAATTTACAAATTATATGAACCTCTACCTAATGGAATAGAACTTAAAGATAGATTGTATGTTGTTGAAGAAATGCTATCTTCAGTTAATGAAGAAGTATTTCTTGTTCCATTTGTTGATGATAAAGTAGACGCAGTATTTCTTAGACCACCAGATACTGATCACTCTATACACGATCCTGTAGGTAAAAAGGAAACTGGATATGAAAGTCGTGATAATATATTAACAGGCGATTCTTCTGTAGCTAAAAGTCTAGAAGATGAATTTATAAGTGCTAGTTTAGAAAGTGTTGATCTTAATATAGATTACGATAAATATGAAAATTATGTTTTATTTGGTTCTGCAGAACAAAGGATTAAAAACTTTAAATATAAGTTAGAACAAATAGAATCTTACACAGAAAGTAGTGCTTCATATACAACTATTAGTGGATCTTTAAATGAAATTGCTAAATGGGAGATGAGAAAACGTAAGGTTATTAATGAATTAGATGGATATGAGAAGTATTTATACTTTGAAACTTCATCATATAGTACAAGTTCAGTTGAAGAAACATTTGAATCTGCCTGGCCAAAAACTAATAACGAATCACCTTATACTTTAGCAGCAACAGATTCATCTCAGGCAATTACTTGGTATGATCTTAACAGAGTTAGCTCATCTGCTTATGATAAACAGAATCAAAATAGATTAGTTAATTTATTACCAAGACACGTTAGAGAAGATTCACAGAATGAAGTTTTTAATAAATTTATGGATATGATAGGTCATCATTTTGATGACGTTTATTCTTATGTTAGAGGATTAACTGATATTCATTCAAGAGATGAAGGATTAACTAAAGGAATTTCTAAAGATTTAATTTATGATGTTGCACGTTCTATTGGTTTAAAATTGTATGATGGTAAAGATACAGTATCACTTTCAAGATATGCATTAGGAAAGGAAGTTACCGGTTCTGCAGCTACAGTTCCTAATTATTCTTCTATACCAGAAAGAGACGTATCAAGAGAAATTTGGAAACGTGTTTTAAATAATTTACCATTCTTTTTAAAAACAAAAGGAACACCGAGGTCTTTTAAAAGTTTAATAAATTGTTATGGAATACCATCAACTATCTTACGAGTTAGGGAATTTGGGGGTCCTGATGTACCTGGCTCTGCTCCTTCATATGAAATAACTAAAAAATTTACAAAGGCATTAGATTTCAGAGGTGCTCAGTATGTTAATAGTTCTTGGTTAAGTGATGCAAGAACAAATAGACGTCCTGATACAGTTGAATTTAGATTTAGAAGTATTGGAAGTGATGGCTCTACTGATAGAACTATTGTTAGACAAAATAGTAATTGGGGAATTCAACTTTTGGATAATGGGTCAGTTGATAATGTGGGTAGAGTTGCATTTACTCTATCTGGTTCAGAAGGATATAAGACAATTTCATCCTCAGCATACTCAGTTTTTGATGGAGATTTTTGGTCTGTAATGTTGAAACGAACTACTTCAGGTTCTAACCAACTTACAAGTGATGCTGGAAATCAAGATATAAAATATCAATTAGCTGTTAAAAAATATGATGCGGGAAGAAGTAAAATTTACTTATCTAATACAGTTGATTTAATAGTTTCTGGAGCTGCAAATGTAGCATCACAATCTTATAATAATGCATTTACTGGAAGTTCTGGTGCAAGTACAATACAAATAGGTGGTTACGGATCAGGACTTCTTGGTAGTTATTTTACTGGATCTATAATGGAATTTAGATTTTGGAATACTGCATTAAATAATACTTCTTTTGATAATCATGTAGCATCACCAAAATCTTTTGATGGAAATCATCCATCTGCATCTTGGACAGATTTAATTTTACGACATTCATTTGATGATAATATAGACCATTCTGCTAATAAAGTTGTATTAGATTCGAGTGCTGACCAAAGTTATAATACATCTGGAAGTGCAGAAGGATATTCAGCTTTTGGTGGTGGTAATAATTATTCATCGGTTGTAGATGAAGAGAAAATGTTTATACCAAATGTAGGTCCAAACAGAAGAACATCTAATAAAATACGAATAGAGTCAAGTAAATTAGTACATGGAAATTTAAGTAGTAAGAAAAGATCTGAGGTTAGTTCTTATGATTTCGCGCCAGTTGATTCTAATAAACTTGGAATATATTTTGCACCAACTGATGTTATAAATGAAGATATTATACGTTCAGTAGCTAATTTAGATTTTAATCAATATCTTGGAGATCCAAGAGATAGATTCAAAAATCAATATAGAGGATTGAAACTTGTTAGAGATTCATATTGGCAAAAATATAATAGTCCAACTAACTTTTGGGCATATCTTAGACTTATAAGGTATTATGATCAATCTATATTTGATCAATTTAAAACTTTTGTTCCAGCTAGAACTAATGCACATTTTGGTACAGTAATAGAACCTAATATATTTGAGAGACCAAAGCAAATTATTTCAAAACCATTAAGTAGAGAAAATCTTTCATTTAGTGCTACAATTAATGTTACTTCTTATGGTCCTGCAGCAGCTATGAGTGCGAGTGGGGAAACTCTTAATTTTAGAGGAACTGCAGATAAAACAGTATTTGATCAACCAACACTTACGGTTTTAGATACTTATGCAAGTAGTGGTAATTGGGGAAAACCAAGCTTATATGCTACGGCATCAGTAACAGTAGGTGGACCTGATTATGTTTTTGTTGAAGCAGTACAACCATTCATTTCTGGTTCAAGATTATCAGAGCATAATATGGAACGAATTTTTTATTATTCTTCATCTTTAAGTGCATCTTTACATACTGCATATCCATGGATGCCTTATTTTTATTCATCTTCTGATTTTCCTTCAAGTGGAGATACGAGGTATAGTGAAAGTTCTATGTTGTCTAATTTATTCTATGAAGGGTGTTTACAAACAGTTGCAACAACACCAGATGGTGGTTTGCCGGTAGAAACAAATGCACAACAACCAACAAGATTGATTGTGCAAGAACCTGGTTTAACAAGACTTAAAACAGAAACTTAATATGATAAAAAAATTATTAAACAACTATTTATATATGAAGGATACCGTTTCATCTAAAAATATCACAATGGAATATTTATATATAAATAATAATAGGGAGATAAACTATGGGTTATCTTGATAACACAACCACAACAGTAGATGCTATTTTAACTAAAAAGGGAAGAGAACTGTTAGCACGTGGTGAAAATGAA